CTTAATGTTCTTTTGGCAGCAATGCATCATGTAAAGAATAAAGAAATTCAACTCGATGTTTATAGTTCAACTCAGCTTTATGGAGATAAATTTAAAGAACTCAATGATAAAAATTATGAAACCCTTTACGAACATGCACGTCAAATGGATAATGTAAATTATATAGGGTATGTTTCTCACCCTAAATTAATGGATGCCATGCAAGATAGTCATGTGTTTGCTTATCCTTCTATCTGGGAAGAGACTTGTTGTATCTCTGCATTAGAAGCCATGGCCGCTGGAGCTATTCCAGTTGTGACTAACTTTGGAGCTTTACCAGAGACCTGTGGAGATTATGGAATCTATGTTCCTTATGATACGGATCCACAAAGACTGGCTCAAGAGTATGCAGCCTTTTTAAAATATATTAAAAAAATTTTACACACNGATGCTATGCATCTACAGATTGAAAATCAACGACAACACTTTATGCATTTTTATAATTGGGATCATCGAGTTAAAGAATGGATTGCTTTTCTTGATAATGCTTTNGCCGCAAAAGGAATTAATAATGAAACCAAATGAAGGTGTACTAACCTCTAAACGATTTAAACTTTATCCTCAAAATACCATTGATGGACATGAAGTTTTAAAAGAACCTGAATTTGAAGTTAAACCTAATACTTTATTTGTTGTAACACCATGCATGGGAACCTTAATGTTATCCTATGTAAAATCTGTTTTAGAACTTCAAAGTATTTGTTATCATAAAAATGTACCTACTAAATTTCATATGGTTCAATCTTCTTTGGTAACCCAAGGAAGAAACTTATGTGTTCAAGCTTTTCTTAATTCTCATATGTCTCACATGTTATTCGTAGATTCAGACATTGAATTTGATGCTGCTTCTATTTTAGATATGATGAATTTTGATAAAGATATTGTGCTGACTCCTTATCCCATGAAAGTATTTGATTGGAATAAAGCTCGTAAAGTCTCACTTCAATCAGGTAAACCTATTGAAGAATGTCCTCATTATTATTGTTTAGATTTTCCTGATGATAATAATATTGAATCTAAAGATGGGCTCGTTGAAATTACAAGAGGTCCTGCAGGCTGTATGTTAATTAAAAGAACTGTATTTGAANAGATGNTTAAAGCTTATCCAACAATGAAAATTAAACAAAAACAATTAGTAAATGGTCTTATGGCCACTAGCGAGAACATCTATAACTTCTTCGATAGCGATTTTGACCCTGAAAGTGGTGAGTTTTTAGGGGAAGACTATGCCTTCTGTAAACGTTGGACCGACATTGGGGGTAAGATTTATGCTAACGTTGAGGCCTATATCACCCACCATGGAACCCATGGTTTTCGTGGAAGATTCATTGACGAAGGCAAAAAAGTAAAGTAATACTATATTGTTCAGGGAGTTTTCAGGATTTCCCTTTAACCTGCTTTCATACATTTACAAGGAATTTATATGGGATTTAGCATAGGAAAAATATTCAGATCAGTAACCAAACCACTTAAAAAGGTTCTTAAAAGTCCTGTAGGACTAACAGCTTTAGCAGCGTTCGGACTACCGGCTTATGCTAGATATGGTCAAGGTTTACCGGGCACAAAAGTAGGAGGATTGTTTGGAAAAGGATCGAAGATGGCTCAACTTGGTAAGTACTTATATGGAAGTGCCGGAGGAATAGAAGGAGCTAGTGGTAATTTACCAGGAGTATTAAAAGGTACAGGAGGAGGTAAATATTTACCAGCAACCAAAGGTCTCTTAACTAAAAATCCAGCACTCACAGCAGGAGTAGGAACAGCACTAACAGCAGGAGCCGTAGCACCTGAATTCGCAGAAGAAATTAATGTTGATGTAGATGATCCAACGGGTCATGCTAATTATTTAACTAACAGAGGAATGTACGAAGATGAATGGGCAGACTGGTTAGTGGAGTCAGGTAAAGCCGGAACTAAAGAAGAAGCCTTAGTCATGGTTAGAGAGAACCCAATGTTTTCTCAGGGAGGAAGAGTTAAAGCAAATACAGGATTGTATGCTGGTGGAATGGGTGGTATGAATCAAAGTATGAATCCAATGACAATGAATCAAGGAATAGGAGGAATGAATGCTATGGGTATGGGCTCTCCTCGTAGTCAAATGATGGGTCAACAACAGGATCCTCGTATGGCCAAAATGAATCAAATGCAAAATATTAATAGAGGTATTCAATCGGTTAAACCTCCTCAACAAAGTGAAGACGCAGAACTTATTCAACTTATTAAGATGTTAACTTCTATGGGAATTCCTATGGAACAACTTCGAGGACGAACTAAAGAAGAACTGGTTGAACTCGTAGTATCTGTTAAAGGAAAAATGCAAGGCGAAAGAGGCGTTAAAGAAACAGCAGAAGTTATTGAAGAAGAAGATATTAGAGAACAAAATCAAGCAGCTGGTGGTGGACTGATGAGAACTGGTTATGCAATGGGAACTTCTCAATTTGGACTGATGGGTAATGAACACCCAGTTATTCCATCTAAAGATGGAAACCAATTAGATATGAGACAAACAGGAGGCTATCAACCTCACGGTAAAGCCGAGAAGCATGATGATGTGAGAGCTTTACTTGCACAAGGAGAATTTGTTATGACGTCCGATGCTGTTAAAGGTATGGGCGGAGGCGACCGAGAACTCGGCGCAAAAAAAATGTATGATTTAATGCACAACATGGAGGCGATGGCGTAATGGCTTATAATCCTTATAGGGGTGAAGACGATACTCAACCAATAAATCTAGCAAATAATTTTAATAATCAAATGGCATTTAATCCAGGGTCCCCATTAGATAATCAAATTAAAAANTNAAATAGATTAGAAGAACTGGGTGTGCCTCAACCTAATTTACAAAACTTAAAAAATAATGGATATGGAACAGTTTAAAGAAAAAGGAATTCCTCTTTCTTTACCTGATGATAGATATGTAGATTCAGGAATGTTTGCGATGGATGGTACGTATGTCAATAACAATGAAGGATTTGGTAATACACAAATTAATAATCCATACCAAACTTATATGCATCCTTATGATGATGTAGATAGATGGACAGCTGATGAAGACATGACCTATCAACCTGATGTTCAATCAAATAGATTTTCGGCTCTAACCAACCCTGTAAAAAGAGGTGCAGGAATGCTAATGTCAGGTCTTATGAAAATTCCTGGAGCAGGAATATTTTTAGATGCAGTTCAACCAGCGAGTCCAGAATTAAAAGCTCAAGCAGGAGCAGTAAGTGCGGCAGATACAAGTAATCTGATGGCGGGACAAAATATGATTTCAATGTTTGGAACGAATGATCCAGAACAAATGATATTAGATAGAATTAATAGAATTAAAACTAGAAAAGCAGATCAAACAGATTTTTCTAGAAAAAGAATTATTGAACTTCAACGATTGGCAGATGAAGCAAACCGTGCTAAACATAGTGCGAGTACCAATCTTGGTGGTGGATGGACGAGACAAAATAGACCCGGGGGAGCAGCTACTTTTACAGGACCCGGTGGACAAACGCATCAAGGATGGAGTAATACTGCAGCTGGAACAAGAGCAGCGGCAGAGTCTGAAGGATCCTTTGCACGAGGCGGATATACGAGATCAAGATATAACACAGGAGGCAGAGTAGGAATACTCGCAGCATTTTAATGGCAGAAACAACTACACAGATAACAAGACCAGCACCCTTTATAGAAACGTTAGGTAAAACGTTTGGTGAAGGCGTTGCAAGACTCGGTGCTAAACCGATTGATACTACAAAATTTCAACCGACCGTAGAATATCAAGGCGCGTTAGGACAAGCCGGTCAACAGGCAGCAGCCAGTCAAGCAGGATTAGGTAACTTAACTTTTGATGCCACGACAGGCGCGGTCACAGGAGTCGGAGCGGGCTCAGGCATTGCAGGACTACCAACCTTATTTAGATCAAGCCGCAGGTTTAAGAGGACCCCGGAGCGGGGCACAGGTGCAGGATCCATCGCTTCTTACATGAGTCCTTATACGACGAATGTAATCGATGCCATGAAAGATCAAATGGCTGACGTGAAAGCACAACAAGATATTCAAAGAAATGCTCAGGCTGTAGGCGCAGGAGCTTTCGGTGGAGCAAGACAAGGCGTTCAACAATCGGTGGCCGATACCGAATACAATCGAATGGTTGGACAGATGGTTGCTCAACAACAAGGGATGGCTTACCAACAAGGAATGGGAGCAAGACAACAAGATCTACAAACGAATTTAGGAATGGCTCAATTGCAACCGCAATTAGCACAACAAAATATTCAAGGCATCATGGGTCTTGGCCAACAAGAACAACAATATAGACAAGCNATGGCTGACACTCTAGGTCAACAGCAACAGCTGGCACTCTATGAACCGTATCAACGTTATGGATTCATGGGTGAACAGTTAACTGGATTGATGGGTGGTTACCCTGGTGGAACTAGNATGACTACGCAACCAAGCGCTAACCCAATGTCACAAATGATGGGCATGGGAATNGCNGGCGGTCTAGGTTATGCCGGCATGAAGAACATGGGAATGTTCGGAGGATAATGAAAAAACCACACGTACTTAATAGAGCTATGTTTAATCGAGGCGGAACTTCTGCTTACGGGAGAGGTATAACTTCTAACTTAGTCACCGAAGAACATAGACAAAAATTTAATTATGGTGGGAGAGTAAGAGCTAACATAGGTTTTTATGCTGGTAATGAGTGTAATCCCGTAGAGAGAACAGCTCCCGAATTTTCTTGGAATTTTCCTCGACCTTCACAATTATTTGGATATGAAGATAGAATTAATCGTCCCGACTGGATGGTAAAACGTGAAAAGCAAGAAGAACTGCTGGGTCTTGAAAATCCTGAAGATTATGCAGGTGATTATGGCGATATTCTCGAAAAGAAAACTGTTGTTGAAGACAATGATGGTACTCAAGAAGTCATGACTGACTCAGACTGGATGGAATTATTAGGACCTACTGAAAAACAAAAGAAAGCAACTAAGGGGAAGACTCAATTGTCTGCAGCCGCTGGAGTTTTAGATGCTTTCTCTCAACCCACGCTTTCTAAAGGAATGCAGGCAGGAAGTAAACATTTGCTGAATATAGGTAAGACAGCAACCGCTGAGCAAGAGGCAAGAGATAAAGCTATCCTGCAAGGAAAAGTTTTATCTAAAGTCTATACTGATAGAGCAAAGGCAAAAGGAAAAGCTGATGTAGAGCTGGCTANATATAAAGTTGATGCTATAAAAGCAGGAGAGACCCCCAAAGCTCGTTATTTTGCTGGATTAGATTCTAAATTAGGCATGAAGAAATCTATGTCGGAAGCTCTAGGATATCCAATTCAAACAGTTAAAAAAGATAAACAAGGTCTTCCAATTATACCTGAAGGCACTACTGAAGAAACAATCATGTGGGATGCAGATCCAGGAGGAGGATTTATGATGTTAAAAGGTGGGAAGCTAATTGCTGTTACAGAGACACAGATCTTTGGCGTAGAGACATAGGAGGATAAATGCCTCGTACTTACGATGCCGCACAACTTTCATCCGCTGAAGAAAATAACGATCCAAGTATCATAGGATCCGTTGCAGCTGGAATAGCAACAGGACTTATTCGAATCCCTGAAGGTGCAGCATCTTTATTCGCTAGCATCT